TGGAGCAGTCGGGGCCGTAACTCCAATCCCTGGAGGAATGGTGGGCGGCGCCGCACTCGGAGGGTCTCTGGCGGGCGGGGCTGCGTCCCTCTATGGAACTTTCAAGCATGGTGGATGGACGGAGTTGAAGGCCGCACTTGTTGCCCAGAACGCGCGCACATTGGCGATAGACGCTGGCATGAGGCTTGGCATTCAACCTGATTTGATCTACCGGCAATGGCAGGAAGAGACCGCAAATTTTACCGCCATAAATGCCGCCAGCAATCTTGCGGGCATCAAACGTCAAGGAAAACTCGTGGATTTCCAGACGTTGAAGGATTTTGAGGATTACTACGTCGGCATCTTGAGTGGCAGCAGATATGCGGGACTGCAAAAGCCGTCGAATGTTCAAGATTGGGCCAAGTATCTCGCAAAGGGTCACTATTACACACACGGCAAAGACTTGCCCGCCACGCCAGAGGAGATGTTCAACTACGCCGCTGGAATGGGACGCTACGGAGGCATGGAAACTCGTCCCGTCATCATAAATCACAACAACTTCGACATTGACATAACTCATCCCGGGGAGAGCGGTCAACAAATCGGAGATGCGATAGTAAAGAAACTAAAAGAACATCAGGACAAGCAGTCTCAACGGGTCCAGGCGGATGCCCTGTCTACGTTCTGGGCTTCAGGAGGCCAGTGATGGCAACGTCTTCTGCTTGGCGTCCGCCCCAGTGGGCTTCCGGCCCATCAGTCAGCACCGTGCTTCTCAAATTTCCGGGTCTTCCTAACGCGGTGCAGTACAGTCCATCAGGAATAGGAGCAACGCTTCCGACCGCACCGACCACCTATGTGTTTGATGTGGTTATCAGGGTTGGTCATGAGCAGCAGGTCAGGAAGACTGAGCATCCCGTCCAAACCGGAGCGAACATCTCTGATCATGCGTATGCCATGCCTGCCAGGGTTGTTCTTGACGTTGGCATGTCGGATGCCATGGATTCCTTCACCCTCGGCCAGTGGGCGGGATCGAGAACGAAAAGCGTTTCAGCATATCAGATTATGCTGGCAATGCAGTATGCGCGTGTTCCATTGGTTCTGGTCACGAAGTTGCGCACTTACTCGAACATGATAATCACGTCCATAAGTCCGGAAGAGACGGTCAAGACGATAGCAGGATTGCGAATGCGCGTGGATTTGGAGGAAATATTCGCTGCCAGCATCGAGACCGTTCAGGATAGTGCGAGGCCGGACGCAACAGAATCCAGCAGTCAGGGGACCGTGATGGCGACGCCTGTTAGCGCAACCCAGCAGGCGCAGAACGGCGTGACGGCCGGGATGGGACCGGCGCCGGTCAACTCGCCGGGTGCTGGAGCCTATTCGAGTTGCAACAACAAGAACCTTGATGAACTTCACGGCCGGTGACCATGTCTGATCAGATCGTTCCGCTCACGTCCGCTTACAATCAGACCTTCACGGTGGAGCTTCAAGTTGACGGCGCTCCTCTAACCTTGAATCATGCGATCCGCTGGTCAGAAATGGCAGGTTACTGGCTCTTGTCGGTGAGTGATTCCGCAGGCAACCTGCTGGTCGATTCCGTTCCCCTAATCACCGGCTGGTATCCGGCGGCGAATCTTCTCGCCCAACATCAATACCTGAAGATCGGCAGCGCTTACATCCTGAACGCTGGAAACTCGAAGGTCGACTATCCAGGGAGAAATAATTTGGGCAGTGATTTTGTTTTGCTTTGGGGAGACACAAACGAGGTTGCATGAGCACATCCACACTCTCGCTTTTTGGAAGAGCTTACGCGCTGACGGTCACGTCGAGAAACGGGCAAAAGAAGAAACTATCATGCGAGGCGTGGGAGCCCGAGGCGTTGCGCGTCACTTTCGACGTGCTTGAGACGACGCTTCCGGCCCAAATGTGGTTTGCGGACATAACGATCTACAATGTCAATGAAGCCGAGATGCTTGACTGTTTGTGGAATGCTAGCTGGATCGAACTTGAGGCAGGTTTTCAGAAAGGGCCGAACAAGTCGTCGCTCATTTGGGGTGGTCCGGTACTCCAGGTCATGTTCGACCGCGAGAACGTGGTGGACTTCAAGATCACATTTAACTCCATCGGCGGCGTGCAGTTCTGGCAGGACAACTTCATCAACGCCTCGAATGGTGCGATGTCAAGCCAGTATCAGATAGTCTCAAACATGATCACGCAGACCCATGGAAACGTGAAAGATAACATCGGTCCGGTTGCAGCAGAAAAACTAAAGGCAAAACAGTATCCCCGAGGCCGAACTCTTTTTGGAAGCACGGCCAAATATCTTGCGCAGATCGCGCAGGACAACGGATTGTCTCAATGGATAGCGCAGAACCAAGCATATATGAGCGAACTGGACTCAGGAGTGAACATGACGCCCGCGATTACTTACGGGCCGCCTTTTCCGCCAGGATACAAGTCGACCGCATCAGAGAAGAACGTCACCAGAAGCATCTTGGGTGTTCCGAAGATGTTTCAATACGGGACGATTTTCACGGTGTTGCTCGATCCTCGGCTTGCCGTGGTTGTTCCTCCTCTCCTGGTGCGGCTTGACAAGACAGTCATCACACAGTTCAAGCTGATTCCGCTGGTCAACCTCCCGGTGGCGCTTGATCAGAACCTCAATCTCATTGCCGCTCAGGTGCGCCATTATGGAGACACGCGCGGGAACGATTGGTGCACAGAAGTCACCGGATACACGCGGGGCTATGCACAGAAACTTTTGCTCCAAGTTCTCAATGCGGGTAAATGATGATAGTCAGGTCTCCAGCTCAAATCACTCCCGGCCAGATCACTTGTTCCGTAAGTCAGCAGTTCCGCGAAATGATCCGACAGGCTCTCGTTGATCTGCGCGTGTCAATTCCTGCGATAGTCCAATCTTTCGATTCTGGCACGCAAACGGTCACCGTGCAGATCGCAATCCGCGAACAGGTACAGTCACCGAAAGGCCCGGTAGATACTGCCATCAAGCCGATCATTAGAGTTCCTCTATTGTTCTTTTCTGGCGGTGGTTTTTCAGTGACATTGCCAGTTGCGCCGGGTGATGAAGGCTGGCTCATCTTCTGCGACATGTGCTTTGATCTTTGGTGGGCTCGTGGAGGAGTTCAAGATCAATTTGCTGTCCATCGACATGACGTGTCCGATTGTGGATTCTATCCTGGCGGACGCAGTCAGCCGCGCAAGCTATCGAACTATTCCACAGCTTCGGCTCAGCTTAGGAGCGACGACGGCTCCGTTATAGTGGACTTGGCCTTAACCGGCATCACGCTGACGGCTCCGAAGGTTCAAATGATCACGACCGGAGACAGCGACATCACGGCGACCGGCAAGCTGAATCTCTCTGCGGGGAAGATTTCGGTGGGTTCATTGCCGGTCTTTGCGAGCAACTTATTGGCCTTGGCGGGAGGCTTGACGGCGGGCGATCTCTACAGGAACGGAGCGGACCCGGATCATATCTGCGTGGTTCACTAGTTTTTCGTGTATTAAGTGATTTGGTGTATCATCATGCTGGAGAAGGTGATGCTGGCTGGTTTCATCATGGTGATCTTCGTTCTCGGAATCATGGTCGGAAGATGGTCCAAGGACTGACATGGCGTTCATTCAATATCTTCGCCTCGATACGTCGAATGATCCGATCCTGATCCCAGACGTGTCATTGACCGACATCAGCGCGGTGGCTCAGGCGATCCTCACGCGCCTGAGGCTGTTTCAAGCTGAGTGGTGGGAAGACTTGAACGAGGGCACGCCGATGTTCCAATCCATCCTGGGAGCGTCTGGATCTCCTAAGAACCAGCAGGCCATGACGCTCGCCCTCATCGAGCGAGTCTCGGGCACGCCGTACGTTTCAGGGCTTCAAGACATCTCGTCACGATTCGACAGCAGAACCAGAAAGTTTTCGTTTTCAGCGACCGCGCAAACCGCCTTCGGGCCAGTTCCCGTTAGTTTCACTCCCGGAGTGGGAGCGGGTTTAGGGGTTTAAGATGGCACCATACGCAGCTCCGAGCATAGGCCCTTCAGGTCTCACGATTCCAGGCTATGAAGATATTTTGAGCGACAACCTTCAAGGGTTTTTGAATCTGTTTGGCCAGAATCAATATGTTGGACGCGACAGCGCTATATTTCAGCTTCTTTCAATCCTGAGCTTGAAGCAGTCAGATACGATGGAGGCAGCCCAACTTGCATATAATCAGCGCTCGCCGCTCACGGCGGTCGGCGCGGGGCTGGACGGAATCGTGAAGTTGAACGGGATCGCGCGCG